TAATAATATAAATAATAATATAAAGAAAGATGCTAAAGCATCTAAAGAAAATCCGTCCGGATTTTCACAAGCCGATTTTTTCAACGAAGAAAAAACAGTTAAAGCAAGTATTGTTTATGGGTTTACCCCGGAATTGTTGGACGTCAGAAAACAAGTAATTGATAAAGTTGATAATTACTTTGCAAAACTTGTATTCCCATTTGATAGCGATGAATTTAAACGGAACTTTTATATTTTGATGTGTCAACCGAAATGGAGAACGTCGCAAAAGAGTTTTTCAGCGATACAAGCAAACTTAAATGGTTTGAGTAAATACCCGGAAGAATTTGCGCTGATTCTGATAAAAGAAAGCATTTCAAAAGGTTGGGCGGCGTTAGAATATGATTCAACCCCCGAAAAATACGAAAAATGGGAAAAAATGAAACGTTCCGTAAAGACAGAGCAGCAAAGCAGCAAAGAAATTGCGGATATGATGAAGTATTTAAACAATGATTTTGATTGATATGGGAGCTATTGAAAAAAAAGAAAATACGGCTTTAGAAATATATAATACCAAGCCCGGAACAAAAGCCATTGAAGTACGCCGTAGAATGATGCAATTGCCGGAGGTTGCCAAAGCATTAAACCCAGTTGAAAAATATGTTTTCGCAGCGTCAACAAAAACACCAATTGCGGAAATTGACGATGCAAAATTAGTTGAAAATCTTTCGTTGTTGTTTAAGCGTATAGCAATGGACGTTGGTTATATAATATCACAGAATGAAAATGATTGGAATTATATACAATCCCGGTTGTTGGATATTCTGAAACGTTATCACTCTGATATGACGTTGGCGGATATTAAGATAGCTTTTGAGTTGGCGACGACCGGGGAATTAGACGAATTTTTGCCGAAAGATAAACACGGGAACCCGGATAAAAATCATTATCAGCAATTCAATGCGGATTATCTTTCAAAGATATTGAACGCATACAAGCGAAAACAGAACGTCGTAATTGACAAAGCGTTTAAAGTATTGCCGGAACCAAAAGGCGAAATGACGCCGCAGCAAATACGGCAATTTGAGATACAAAGACAATGGCGGAACCGTTATATTTTCCTTTGCTACAAATACACCGGGAAATTAATATTGGGGCTAACTGATGATATGTTTTTGTATGAATGGTTGCAAAAATGCGGGTTAGCTGATGATGTACAAGTTAAAGAGGACGACCGCAAAGAAGCGTTTGCCCGGTATATGCAGCGTGTAGCCCATGGAATGATAAACCAATATACAGCGTTTCAAGTTCGCCGAAAAGGAACCGAAAGCCCGGAAATTGATTTTACGGCGTTTGAGGTTGCCCGGAAAAAGGAGATTATAAAAGCATTTGACCGGATGATTTCCGAGGAAATGCAAGTTGATAACTACATGAAGTTTTAAATATGAAACTATTTATTGTTTGCTTTATAATTGGCGTAATAGGTTATTTTACAAAAGCGGGAGGATATAAAGATGAAAATTGAAAAATGTGGAAACATAACATTAATAAACGGGGATTGCATGGAGTTTATGCAATCCCAAAATGATAAATCTTTTGATTTGGCAATTGTTGACCCGCCATACGGTATTAATAGAAGTGGGCAAAGAGAAACATTTCCTAAGAATATAAAGCACAAAAGAAAATTCATTGAAGATAAAGGATGGGACAAAAAAATTCCCGGAAAAGATTATTTTGATAATTTATTTCGTGTATCAGAAAATCAAGTAGTTTTTGGAGGAAATTATTTTGTTCAATATTTAAAGCCTACAATGGGATGGATATTTTGGGATAAAGGACAAAATTTAACAATGAGCGATGGGGAATTGGCATATACTTCTTTTGATAGGGCATTACGTCGAATTATTATTAATAGAGTTGAGTTACTTAAACAAAAGACGTTCCATCCAACAGAAAAACCAATAAAATTATATGAATGGGTTTTATTGCATTATGCGCAACCCGGACAAAAAATATTGGATACACACGGCGGAAGTATGAGCCATGCAATAGCCGCACATAAATTGGGCTTTGATTTAACTATAATTGAAAAAGACCCGGTTTATTATGAACAAGCAAAGAATAGATTAATTGAGTTTCAAAGACAGCAAGTTTTATTTTAATTATGAAAATTGATTGTATAGTAGGAATTGACCCCGGAACAAGTAACGGCGGTATTGTAACATGGCGACCAAACCAAAATATCAAAGCAATAAAAATGCCAAAGGATTTAACAGAATTGCGTAATTATTTGGAGTATCTGAAAAGCATTTGTTCGCCGATCATTTTTCTGGAAAAATTGAGCGTGCGCCCGGATGATGTAACGCTTGGTGCCGATGGCGTAAATATGGGTAAATTGTACCGCATACAAAAAATGCTTGCAAACTTTGAGCAATTGAAAGCCATTATAACCGTCGCCGAAATACCGTTTGTTCTAATAGCCCCTATTTCGTGGCAGCAAAAACTAAGGATAAGAATAAAAAATGAAGATAAAAAAGACAGAAAAAAAAGATATAAAGATATAGCACAATCACTATATCCAGAGATAAAACAAACTATGTATTCATGCGATGCAACTTTGATAATGCACTTTGGGCGTTATATGTTAGCTAACAATATGGATTGGATAAAAAGTAATTTACCGAATTATTTACATAATAGATTATGGGATTAGAATTTGAAGAATATAAAGAAATATTTCCATCGTATTACATATCAAATTTTGGGAATATAAAGCATGATAATAACTTTCTAAAAAAATGTATCCATTCTAATGGATATGAACAGGTTAATATACGTATCGGTAATAAATATGTTACAAAATTAATACATAGATTAGTTGCTGCGGCTTTCATTCCGAACCCGGACAACAAACCATGTGTTGACCATATCGACGGCAATAAGAGGAATAATTATGTTTCAAATTTGCGTTGGGTTACACCAGTAGAAAACGCGAATAATATTATCACAAAAAAGAGAAGTATAGAAAACAGAAAATCACATAATGAAAAAAAAATAGTTGCAATAAGTGGCGAAATTAATGTGTATTTTAATTCAATAATAGAGGCATCTATTATATTGGGGGTCGATAGAACTAGTATTTCAAAATGCCTAAAAGGTCAAAGGGGGAAAGCTGGTGGATATGTTTTTAAATATCAGGAAATGGTTACATATACTGATTTTATAAATGCTATAAAACAGATGAGGCATAGCCAAAGACGTTACAAACGGAACCCAACCCCGGAGAAATTGGCAACGTTAGAAAGTTGGGAACGCAAAGTTGATGCAATTGTTGCTAAAATAACAGATAAACAAATGAGGCTGTTTTGATTTATGCCCGGAATGTATAACGTTCCGGGTTTATTGTTTTTTTTTTGAAAATAAAAAGAAAAAATTTTGGTAGTTAAAATGTTATGCGTATATTTGCAGTGTCAAACAACGAAAGACCCCACAGTCTAACCAAAATGCAAAAAGACTGTTGAAAGATTAAGTTCGTAAGAGTAGAAAGTAAGCAACGGTATCTACAAAGGGTTAAATGATGGTTCGGTAACCGATTAAATGAAGTGATAAAGCCAAAATCTTTCAGAGTACGACAAACACCGACCGGGCGGGTTCCCGGATAAATTATAAAACTATGAAGTTATTAGAGATTCACAAAAACGGTATTAATGCGCATAATAATGAAGTTTCATTTTATGGCATAGATTTTCAAACAAAAACATTGATGTTTGATGAAATAGAAAACGTTGAATGTGCAATAGAAATTGCAAAAGAGTTAGGATATAAGATTTCTGAAATACAAATGGTGTTTTGATATGTTTATAGATGAAGTAGGAGCAACCCGGCACGCAATAAGCGACAAAGAGTTGAACGAATTATACAAGCGTTTGGAAAATTTCATTGCTGATTGCACGGTTGAGGAAGCGAAAGAAAGCCGGGACGCATTTGTTAAGGTGCAACAATGATATACCAAAGAATGAGAGAAACAAAAAAAATAATATTAACCGCCGAAAGGCACAAACCGAGAGCATTATGATAGTAAAGAAATTAGAATTGGTAAATTTCCAAGTAATTAAAGAGTTTAACGCAGATTTTGACGGTAATGTTTATTTCATTACCGGGGATAATGAGTTGGGAAAATCAACGGTATTAAAAGCAATTGGGGCTTTGTTGACCGGGAACCGTGACGCCGTATTGAAGAATGGAGAAAGCAAAGGTTTTGCAAAAATGATTGTCGGCGACGACGGCGAGGAATACGAGGTTGAATTGAAATTCACGAAAGCAAACCCACGTGGCACGTTATCAATTAAATCAAAGACAACCGGAATGAAAAGTGATAACGTTTCTATGTTACAAAAGATTTTCGGTTATACAGATTTTGACGCCGTGGAATTTTCCCGTTGGTCGGAAACCGCCGAGGGACGCAGAAAGCAAATTGAGGTTGTAAAGTCTTTGTTGCCGGAAGAAGTAAGAACAAGGATTGCCGAAATTGATACAACCGTTGCCGGGCTTAAAACAGAACGTACCGGAGTAAACCGAGATTTGAAAACCTACAAATCAATATCAGATGCAGCCGGGCAGGGATTGACAACGCAGGATTTGAAAACGTATGCCAAACCCAAGGACATTACGGAACTGATGAAAGAACAGCAGGAAAACGCAAAGTTGGTTGAGAGAGCAAAGGGCGTGTGTTTACGTATGGAAGAAAGAAAGGGGAGATTGGCAGAGATTCCGGGACGTTTGGCAGCCGCCAAAGATTCATACAATAAAGCAATTGAGGCGGCAAAGAAAGCAATGGAAGAAGCCGAAAAGACGTATAAACAAACCGTTTCCGTCGTTGAAGAAGAAAAGAAAGATTATGAGGAAAAAATAGCAAGTGCCGAAAAATGGTTAACAGATTATGAGGCTTTGAACCCGAATAATTTCGATACAGAAAAACAATTGAAAGAAGCCGAGGAACACAACAAAAAGGCTGCAAAGGTTGCCGATTATCTTTCAAAGAAAAAACAAGCAGACGACAAAAAAGCAGAAGCGGAAAAGATGGATTCAGAAATTGCGAAATTATCCGCCGAGCGTGAAAAACTTATTTCGTCGGCGAAATTGCCGATTTCCGGGCTTTCGTTTAGTGATGATGGGTTAGTATTAAATGACGTCCCATTTGTCGCCGGAAAGGTTTCAGATTCGCAGATAATGGAGGTTGCCGCAAAACTGATTATAGCAAGTAACCCAACGGTTAAGGTATTCAGAATTGCGAGGGGCGAAAGTTTGGGACAAAAGAGATTGCAGGCAATTTTGGATTTGGCAAAAAAAGAGGGATTCCAAGGTTTTATTGAAAGTGTTGTAAGGGGACAGCAGGATTTAATTATTGAGGAATACACAGAAAACGAGTAATTAACCGGGGCGTCGGTTTCCCGGCGTCCCTTAAACAAAACAATATGGAAGTTAAAGAAATGACAATTTCGGACGTTTTGAAAACACCCGCTTTTTATAATAATCTGAAAGTGGTTATTTCCGATTTGGAAAACACACGGAGAAAAGCAGGAATAAGCGCAAACGCCCCATTGAAACGGCACCCGATAGACCGATTGCAGGAAAAAGGAGTGTTTGAACCGGGACAAATGACCGTTCTTTATGCGTCGGCGATGGATAAAAAATTGCAGGGGTATTCAAGCAGCGAAAGAACGTTTATTTTGAATGTAGGCGGAGAGGCTTTTAATAAGACCATGAAACAATTTGTTGACCGGGAAAAGAAAGAAAATGAAACAGAGTGTAAATGATTTGAAACCGGGAATGATGATGTTGGTTATTAAAAATGATAATGGAACATTTTCCCCGGTTTACATGGACGAATTTCAAAGCGATTTTTTAGATAAATGTTTGGCGTCATTGAGAAAAGAAAAACCGCTTATAAAAGGAACTAAAACGGAGTTGTATGTAAAACAATTGGACGATGAAAAAAAGAGAGATAACAGCAACGGGAATGATTAATAATAACGGCGGTTTACAAATGTACATGGGGGAATTAAATCAATTCTTTGCAATGCACAAAGGTAGCCGCATAATCGCCCGTTTTATTGTAGCGTCGCCCGGTTCGTCAGAGGCTTTGAAAGGTTATTATTTCAATTACGTTGTACCAACATTCAGAACCGGAATTTGGGAGGCGGGCGAACGTCTGACAGAGGAACAAACCGAACGCCGATTGCGTGAGTTGTCCCCGGTTATGTATGAGCAAACCCCGGATATTAACACCGGGAAATATGAAACCAGATTGCGGACAATTGCAGAGTTGAGCAATGCTGAATTAATAGAACATATCGAATTTTTAAAACAACTTGCAAGTGAAGAATATTGTTTGTATATTGCAGACCCAAATGAAACTTGATTATGGAAAATGAAATATGGAAAGAAATACCCGGATATGAAGGGTTGTATGAAGTTAGTAATTACGGGCAAATTAGGTCTATTAAAAGATTAGAAAAATGCGGTAATAAAACAAGAATACGAAAAGAACGTATTTTGAAACAATCATTAAGGCGTGGTTATTTGTTTGTATCATTATGTAAAAATGGGGAAAAAGAAAATGTTGTAATACATAGAATTGTAGCATTATTATTTATTCATAACCCAAATAATATGCCGGAAGTAGACCATATTGATGGTAATAAAATTAATAATAAAGTCAGTAATTTACGATGGGTAACAGCAAAACAAAATAGCAATAATTTAAAAGCCCCCAATACGTATATTGGTAAAAAACTAAATAAAGGAGGCAAGGCAGTTTTGCAATTTGATTTATCTGGTAACTTTATAAAAGAATGGGTTACAGCAATGGAAGTTGAAAGAAGTTTAGGTTTTAGACGTAGTTCTATAAGTAATTGTTGTAATGGCGTTTTGAAAACAGCATTTGGTTTTAAATGGAAATATAAATGATATGTTTTGCAAGTGTAACCAACCCCGTAAATGTTACCCGTTGAAAGATTGGCGGGTTATCCGGTACCAATATACGCCGCACGGATATAGCCGGGTTAAATGTTTGAAATGCGGTTGCGTGTGGATTACACGGGCAAAATATGTTGAACAAACCCCCAACAAGGATGGGCAAAAAAGACTTTTTTAGTATGGAATTAAACGATAAATCTCCGATGCCGCAAGGCAAATTTAAAGGGCAACCGATGGGAAACGTACCGTATTGGCATTTGCTTTGGTTGGATGGAAAACCGTTTTGTAACCGGGACGTCCAAAAGTATATAGACGAAAACCGGGACGTTTTGGAGTTGGAGAAAAAGCGGGATAAATACTGCAATGATAGCGAAAACAGTAATTAATGATTTAATATTTAAGGTTATGCAAAAATTTGATTTGAAAGATATTTTGACGTTCGATTGTGAAACAACCGGGTTGCCCCCAAAGGGCGCAAAATGGGACGTTGATTTTGCGGAATTTCCAAATATTGTGCAATTGGCATGGGCGGTAAACGAAAAGGAACGTTCCTACATTATTAAGCCGGAGGGATGGGAAATACCGGAAGCGTCAACAGAAGTTCACGGAATTACAGCAGAGAGAGCAAACGCCGAGGGCGTCCCATTTGCTGACATTATAGACGAATTTTTGGAGGATTGCGAAAAAGCCCGTTTGTTGGTAGGGCACAACATTTACTTTGATACGTCAATTGTAAAAGCAATGATATTGCGCATTATGGGTCGTGAATATTACGACGCAAAAGCGGAGGACGCATTGTTTAAGGGCAAACGAATTGATACGATGATGAAAACAATTAAATTTGTTGGCGCATTGTATGCAGACGGACGTCCGGGCAAATATCCGAAATTGGAGGAACTTTACAACAAGTGTTTCCCCGGCGAAACATTCCCGGCGCATGATGCGTTGGAGGACGTGAAAGCCTGCAAACGTTGTATTCCGGTTTTGGTGGAAAATGGTATTATAGAACTGAAACCAAAAGAATATCCGGCGGAACAATTGAAGTTTAACCCGGAACCGGAACCCGCAAAGACCAAAAAGGTAAAAAGGGAAGTTTTAGTTCACGACCCAAAACCGAGATTGGCACCGGATGCAGAGCCGGAAAACAAGGTTGCAAAATTGTTAAATGAAACAGACTTTTAAATTATGAACGAAAAAAAAATGTGCATTGATTGCGTGGATTATCCGGTATGTTGTTTATCCGGTCGTTGCGCTGATGATGAACCGTGCGAGTATTTCCAAGAAGAATCCGACCCGGAGGAACCGGGAAACAATAAAGATTAAAAACTATGAGCGAAAAAAAACAAAATGTTATGCCGATTCCTACAAAGGAAAAGTTTGCATTATCGAAAGTGAAGTTGTTGAAAGATGGCGGGTTAGACGTACATTATGAAGTAACGGAAGTTGTCGGAAATGAGAGTTACACGAACAAATACCATGTATTGAGTGCAAAAGACATACACCCGGATTTGCGTAATTTGTTTAATGATTTGCGCCCGATTATGGGACGTGTATTCAACATAACGTCATTTAAAACCATAATGGCAACGCCGGAGTTTAAAGCAACAAAGAAACAAACAGATATTGCGGAAAGTTTCGCCGAGGAATGTTTGAATAATATCGAAGTAAGGGGCGTTTCTTTGTCCGGGCAGGATGATAACGTAGGCGTCGTTTTAACCGGATTGTTTACCATATCAAACAATCAGAAAACAGCAATCAATACCCCACGAATGAAATATAACATTGAAACGTTCGGTTTTGAGGAAGAGTTGGAAAACATTGTTTGCGATATTGAAAACGAGGTTTACGAATTTCTGTTTGAGGGCAAAAAGGCGCAAATGGATTTGTTCGGGGCTGATGGGGAACCCAACCCGTTAGTTTATGTAAATGATGCAGACAACGAAAATGAAAATGATATGTTCCCGGAAATGGCAGACCCGGCGGACGATACAGACAATATGTAATGGAGCCAATATTGTTGACCGAGCGTTGCGAATATGAATATTGCGTTGCACGTGGTTACGAACCGTTATTGGATATTCGTAATTTTCGGTTAGATATACGGTTGCGTGTTGAGTTACAACGGGAATTGTTCGGGAATTGCGTTTTAGGACGTGGCGACATTCCCGTTGCCAACCAACGGTTTTTCCGGTGGGTTTGGGAACATAAGCCGCACAGATGCGAGGAAACGTTGCGACCTTTGCACAATTTTTCGGCAACGTATTGTTCCCATATATTAACCCGTGGGGCATATCCGGAAATGGCGCATGACCCAAGGAATATTAATATACTTTGCTTTGAAATGCACAACCGTTGGGAGAATGGCGACCGTGAGAAAATGCGAATATATCCGGGCAACGTCCGGATTATTGAATTGCTTAAAAACGAATACAGAAGTTTGAAAATATGAGGACGAAAAAAAGAACACCCGATTACGGGGCAATTTCCCGCCGTTCAATCCAAAATGATTTTAAAAGGGTACAAAGGTACCCGGAAAGGGAGAAACGCCCGCAAATCGAAAATCCGCCCGAAATAAATGCAGAAAGACGGGTTTTGTTTGTTAGTGAAAATTCAGCATATTACCGATACCGTTCTTTTTTCGTCGGTAAATTGGTAAGACTAATAAAACAATCAAACGTCGGCGGTTGGATAGTTGGATTTGTTTACGACGACGACCGGAAAGCGATAAATCATGCCGCCGGATGGTCGGATATGAAAAAAGAATATTTGTTGGATGGCGTAAAATTTAAGTAGATGAAAATCAAAAAACAAACCGGATATAAAATTGTATTTTATACGTTCGTGGCGTTAACGGTTGCGTCATACATTTGGACGTTATGGAGTATTGGAAGTTGGATTTTTAAAGCTATATTTCTATGAGTGTAAACAAAGTTATTTTAATGGGTAACGTCGGAAAAGACCCGGAGTATAAAGATTTCGACAACGGCGGTTCGGTTGCGCAATTCACGTTGGCGACAACTGACAGAGCATTTAAAACGGCAAATAGTACAGAAGTACCGGAGCGCACCGAATGGCACAATATTGTTTTGCAAAATGGATTGGCAAAGGTTGCAAAAGAGTATGTAAAAAAGGGCGATAAACTTTATATTGAGGGGAAAATAAGAACCCGCAGTTATGAGGACAACAACGGCGTCAAAAGATACATTACAGAAGTTTACGGGTTTAATATGGAGATGTTGTCGCCAAAGAAAGACGGACAAACAACGCAGCAGGGAGGCGCACCAACACCGCCGCCGCCAATTCCCGACCCAAACAAAGCTGATTTGCCATTTTGAGAATGAGGAACGAAATTAAAATTCAAATCCCGGAGGGTTCCCGGCTGATTGGGCCACGGACAAAGGGGCGAACGGTTATTGTTTCTTTTGAATACAATAAGGAGGACGCAGCCGTTCCGGAGCCGGAACCGATACGACCAATTGGTTTTGCCCATTACAAGGAACCCGCCGGGAAAGATAAAAAATAAAGTTATGCAGTTTAATAGCAAAGAATATGACCCCGAAAAACACGACCGTTGGCGTGCGTTGACCGTCAAACAGCCATACGCAAATGATTTGGTAACGGCGGCATACAAAGACGAAAACGGCGTTGTTTACGGGCGAAAATCAATTGAAGTTAGAAGCAAAAAAACGTCATACCGTGGCGACGTTCTTATTTGTTCGTCGGCAAAACCGGTTTATCCCGGAATGGAAAGCGGCGTTACTTTGGGATTGGTTGAGTTGTACGACGTGAAGCCGATAAAAGAGTTTACGCCGGAGGATTGGGAAAACACCCGGATTCCAAAGGAAAAGAGGGCAAAAATAACAAAGGGTTTCGGATGGATGATGCGCAACCCAAGACGTGTTGTTGAAATGCCAATTAAGGGGCAATTGGGTATCTATAATCTTGTATATACCAAGGGCGAAATAATACAATACCCCCGGAAAATGGTAATTGACAAAAAGAGTTGGGAACAGATAAAAAAACAGATAGAGAAATGAAAACAATCGGATTCCATATTGGACGTATCGGGTTTTATTTGTATCTGCAAAGTTTGTGGAAGTATAAGCAATTTTATTTGACGCCCGGAGTTATGGTTGAGGGCGTAAAAGGACATGACGTTTATTTAGATATTGAAATTAAATTGCTTTGTTTTTCCGTTGGTTTCCGGCTGATATGGATAAAAATCAAAAGAAATTATTACATTTGTAATGTAAAATACTAAAAACGTGAGCGATGGAAGAAGTTACAAAAATATTGCCGTTCAATGAGGCGGCAAAGTTACAAACAGAGGCAGGAAATTACGATTGCCGGATTACTGATTTGGCGGTTGTTGGCGGAGGCAATGCGAGAATATCAGTTGCCGGAACTGACGAAAATCTGAAAACACTATTCGACAACGTGAAAATCCCTTTGGATAATGAGAACCAAGAAACCACAACCGTATGACCCGCAAAAGCAATACAACCCCGGCGAACGTTCAATTTACCGGGGTATGGTTATAGTTGCCGAAAGATGGACGAAAATAAAAGAAGAAATGGCAAATCAGCCCGGCAATATATATCCGAAATGGCGTTGCAGTTTATGCGTAATTGATGGTAAAGATTGTTCAAAGTTTTGCGACGAGTACGGTCGTACAGACAAAAAAAGAATTTATTTCAAAAAAATGTATGGATTAAAAACATTACTTTATAATAAACAACAGAACGATGAAAAAGATATTTCAATTAATAGTATCAATCCCGCACGATAAATTATTGCATATTATAGCGGGAATGATTGTTGTAATGTTGGTTTTGCGTTTGGTTTCATTTATCGGGATTCCGGGAATGATTGCACGTATTATCGCATTGATAGCAGTAATTTTAACCGGGGTATTGCGTGAGGTTTACAACAAAAAACACGGAGGCGTATTTGATAAAAAAGATTTGTACGCCACAATTTCCGGAGGACTGATTGTTTTATTATTAACCGTTTATTAATTGGATATGGAAAAAAGAAGTTTTATTCCGTTTGATGCGGAAACGTTTTTGATGATTGAAGATGTAACGGGAACAGAACCGGAAGTTACAGTGAAAGAAAATTACTTTGAACTTAAAATGTACGCCCCGGACAAAGAGGAAAGAATAATTGAAGCTGCAATATATGCAGTTCAAGGCAGATACGGGAAAAGAATAAAAGACGTAAGGACGATTAAAGAACAAAACCTTTTGCGTGGTGCAATATTCTTTGTTGAATACGAAAAAGGGGCGGGAAATTTGCCAAATGAGTTGCGCACAAATGTAGGTATGCCGGACGAAACCGCCGGGGATATTTATTGCCGCCGATTGTTAGAAATTCGTGCATTACTCGTAAAGCGTGATAATTTGGAAAAATTGCAGATTTTTACCGGAGGCGGAACAATGCAGATTCCGAGAACGCCCGGCGGTTTGGCGGTTTATTCATTCCCGACCGAAAACGGCGTAATGTTGGACGTACCGGAGGGAAATTTTATTGTATTGACACCGGACGGAAAATTTGGCAAAATGGATATGCAAATGTTTATGGCTAATTTTGAAGAAAAAGACGCCAATACCGCCGGATTGAACTTTGACGAAAAGCGATTGTTTGAAAAGATGAATAAACTTTTCGGCAGGAACATAGAAAAGAGATTGGGAAAATTAGCCGAGGAATACAACGAATTGTTTGAAGCGTTTGAAAGATATTTAAGCAGGGAAAAAACGCAAAGAGAAATAAACGAAATTAATCCCGGAACGCATGATATTATCGACGAATTGGCGGATGTAAACGTTGTTTTATTCCATATTGCGGCATTATTAGGGTATAGCCAAAAGGAATTGCAGGAAATGGCATATACTAAAATTGCAGGACGTGAGAAAAACCCGGAATTTATGCGCAAACACCCACACAACAAACCGGAAAGCCCGGTTTGCGGTAATATGCAGCAGGAAACCGCCGAATAATACAAACATTTTGAGAACCGTTTTAACAAAAGACTATGACAAACGAAGAAAAAGAAGAATTAAGAAAAAAAGCGTTGTTTCTTACAAATACGGCGTATCTTTTGGCGGACATGGCACATACATGCGTTTTTTACGCTGATGATAAATTAAACCATTTAGGCAAATGCTTTGAAAAGGGCGAAAAAATGAGATTCAAAAAAGCCGCAAAGTTGACAAAAGAAGCATTTAAAGCCGTCAAGGAAATAACGGAACCATTGTATAATATTACCGACGTTGATAATGCGTGTATTGATAGCGATTATCTTTTGGAAGTTATTCAGTTGGTAATAAACAGAACCGACGAAACCGAGGAAAGCAAAACGGCGATGTTGGAATACATAAAGAAGTTACCACAAATTGAACATATAGAAGTTTAAGCGTATGAAAAAAGATTTTAAACAAGAACTAACCGAACTTATTAATAAGCACGGTTTAGAAAAGGAAATGAGAGATACCCCGGATTTTATTTTGGCACAAGTTTGTATTGATGCAATGGCGGTATTTACGGAAGCAATCGCCCGCCGTGACGAATGGAACGGATTCAGAAAGGCAGACGAAAAGAGTTCGCAGGATGCAAAACACAATTACCCGGATGATTGCGATATTTGCAAAGACCGTTTTAAATGTGTTGACTTTATGAGAACGCAACCAATTGCAAATCTGATTCAGCGTTTCAAGACGACAACGGACAAAGAGGAAAAAACAGCAATCGCCGGATTGCTAAAACAGATAAACGCCGATGCGTCGGGAAAGCCTCAAAATGATATACCGGAAGAAGTAAAAGAAGTTGCCGGAAAGTTGGCAAAGGCTTTTGGCGCACGTGTTGAGATACACCGTATTGAGATACCGGAAAAGAAACGTAAGTTTAGAAAGAAACCAAGAAAGGAGCAAGGCAATGAAACCCGTTGAATTTCCCGGCGTTAATGTAGTCTTTGCAAAAGACCAACCGGAATACATGCCGTTACCTGCAATGAAAATCCCCAATGACCCGCAGGGGCTTATAATTACCAAATGGCAGTTATCCCCGGAAGAATTGGAGAGAGTAAAAGAAACCGGAACAATACATTTGTCAATGCTGACGTTTAACCAACCATTGCAACCCGTATTGTTAACCGTAGATTTACCAACAGAAAAATAAAAAGTCATGGATAAAGAAACATACATAAAAAGGATTGCAGAATTAAACCATATAAGGGAAAAGGCTTTGGAGTATAACGACAAGGAAAAAGAGAAAGCGAATGAAAGTTATATGAAAGAGAATTTCCCGTTCAAAAATGGCGATTGTATCAGAATAGGAAATGAAACCGGAACAATAGTAAATGTACAGCCACAAAGCGACGGTAAATTTTTTATTGAATGGGTAAAAAACAAAAAAGACGGTACACCGTACAAAAGAATTAGTTTAATGAACTCAATCGAAGTTGAGGAAATAGAAAAGGCATAAAAAACGCCCCGGAATTATAACCGGGGCTTTGCCGTTTAGGTACAGGAACGAAAGAAAGCCAAAATTAGCCCCGTAGGGCGACGAAAATACAAAAGACAATAAAAGTATCAAGGAACAAACGAAACCCGCTTAAAACGAAAATTCCCCGAAAACAACAAGCAAAGGGAAAGCGACGTTTGAGAGGAAAGCAAAGTAAAAGGTTTTGCTGTTATAAAAAGGTTTGAAAAATGGAAGCGAGTAAAAGACAAAGGGGCGGACGCCCGAAAATGTGCAAACGAACAAAAGACCAAAGGGAGTTTGATTTGGCTTTTTGTTCAAATCTGTTTTTACGTGGTTACACGTATAGGGAGATTTCGGAAAGACTGAATGAGGAAAACGCCCGGCGTGGCGTCGGTTATACCATAACAAAACAAATGGTATATTGGGATATGCAACAATTGCTAATAGAGTGGAAGCGTGAGCGCATGGAAAATATAGACGATTACGTTACGCAGGAATTGCGAAAGTTGGATAAAATGGAGGTTGAATTGTGGGAGGCGTGGGAACATTCCAAGACCGGGAAAACGAGAGAGAAAAACAGACAGAACGCAAAGCCCCGTAAAGTTTTGGAGGATGGCGATAACCCGGAATATTACGGGTATGAGGAAACCACAACGGAAACGTCCGCCGGGAACCCCCGGTTTTTGGATTTGCTTTTGAATGTGCAGCAACGCCGGGCAAAGATGTTGGGATTTGATGCACCAATTAAAGTTGAGATTCCGGGAATAGAAAAAAGCATAAACGGCGATGCACCGCAATACGATGTATCAGCAATCCCGGAGGATTTATTGTTTGCGGTTGCTGATAAACTACAAACAGCAGAATATAAAAAACAATTAGCAGAGAAAGGAGTAATTGACGATGGCACGAACAACAAAGAATAATATCAAGAAAAAAGACGAACCGAAACCCGTACACACGTGCGGCGAATGTGGTTGGGGTAAATTCTATTATGAACATTCAAATTTAGATATGGCCGGGACCCCGATTTGTTTAAAATGCCCGTTTGTCGAAAATCACAGTATGATACGTTCGGAAAAAGCGTGCGACAAATGGAAAATGAAACATTAAATTGGTCGTTTTTTAAGATTTCCGGTTTTTAAGTCAGAAAAAATACGGGGGTAAGACAAAAATATATGGTATATTTTTAAGAATTAAACAAAATGGATAAAGAACAATTACTTAAAATGTACGCCGCACTAAAAAACAATCCCGGGGAATTAGTAAAAGCGGCGTCACGCAATAGGCTGATAAACTTTGCCCGGTATATGCAGCCGGATTTGGCTTTGGAACCTTTTCACGTCGTTTATTACACGTTGTTAGATATGTTTGCGCACGGATTAATACGAAAAATGATTGTGCAAATGCCGCCACAACATGGGAAAAGCGAGGGTTCAAGCCGGAAAACACCCGCTTTTATGTTAGGTTTAGACCCGGACAAAAAGATTTGTATCGGGTCGTATGCGGCAACCATTGCGAGAGATTTTAACCGGGACGTCCAAAGAATAATTGATACCCCAAGATACCGGGAATTGTTCCCGGAAACGTATTTGAACGGTTCCAACGTCGTAACAATGGCTAATACGTATTTACGAAATTCTGACGTCATAGAAATGGTTGGGCATAAGGGGTCGTTGCGTGTTGTCGGTCGTGGCGGTTCGTTGACGTCAAAAACGGTTGATGTTTCGATATTGGACGACGTTTACAAAGATTATGCCGAGGGTAACAGCCCGATTGTACGTAATGCGGCGTGGAAATGGTACACGACCGTTGTACGTACCCGTTTGCATAATGATTCCCAAGAATTAATTGTGTTTACCCGTTGGCATGATGATGATTTGATTGGGCGTATTGAAAAAAGCGGGGAAACCGTAATTGACATTAAAAGTTGGGATGATGTAAAAGACATTCCGGCGGGCGCATGGGTACGAATAAATTTTGAGGGACTGAAAACCGGGGAACCAACAGAGATTGACCCACGGGAACCGGGGGCGGCGTTATGGGATAGACGACACAGCCGGGCAAAATTGGAGGGACAAAGAGCGTTAGACCCCGTACAATTTCAATGTTTGTATCAAGGTAACCCCGGAAACGCAGAGGGTAAATTGTACCGGAACCCGTTCCGAACATACGTTGACAAATCCGAATGGGGGACGTATGTACGTAGCGGAAATTATACCGACGTTGCCGACGAGGGCGACGACTTTACATTTTCGGCATGTTATGACATTTACAAATCCGGTAATGAGGCGTGGAACGAACAAAAGAAACGGTTTGAACCGATTTTGTATGCGCTAATTACTGACATGGTATTTACGCAGGAAAACACGGAAATAACAGCCGTTACCGTCCCGGATATGATAAACAGATGCGGAACGCAAAAAGCATGGATTGAAAGTAACAACGGCGGTTCCGGCTTTGAAAAGGTTATAAGGAAAAAGATAAAAGCAGTAACAGAACCATTTTATCAAGGGGCAAACAAGGAAAGCCGTATTATAACAAATTCAGCGATGGTAAATGCACAAATAATAATGCCGATTGGATGGGAACAACGTTTTCCAAAAATACATGAACATTTGACCGGGTTTTTGCGTGATTTTCCTGCAAATGCCCATGACGACCCGGAGGACGGTTTAACCGGAATTTATGAAAAGGAATTGGCAGACGGTAATATTAAGCCATACAACGCCGCATGTAAGGGTATTACACGCCGTAACTAACAATAAGTTCCATATACGCAAGAAATTAACCGGAAAATATTATAACTTTGCAAAAAGAAAGGGGCAAAGGGATAGCCCCGGAGATTATAAATTTAGTTTTAACGTTAAAAATTTAAAGAGTATGGCGATTTGTAAATGCCCGGCAGCCGCAGCGTTGCCAAACATTCCAAACTTTACGTGTGCCGAGAGTTTCGGACAGATTCAGAAAGTAGCGTTTCAGAGATTGCACAAAAGCACCGGAGAAAAAAATTCATTTACCACGACGACGGGTATTACAAAAAAAGCGTCATGGACGCCGTTGTTATCGGCAGATGACGACACAAAGATTGTTGTTTCCCCGTACATTCAAGCACCAACAGCAGAAGCGGGCGCACCCCGTACATTTGGAGGCGGAAACGAAACGTTGGGAGGTATTGAGGAAAATATCGGACGTGAGCCAACCCCATTTACGGCGGTTATGCGTAAAATGCCGCAATCACTGATTAAAGCATTGAAAAAATTGCAGTGTGAAAGCGATTCACAAAATTTGGGGGTTTATTTGTTTGATGAAAACGGCGCAATTGGTGCATTGCAAGACGCGACAACAGCAAAAACGCATTATCCTATCCCAATTCGTTCTTTGTTTATCGGGGATAAAACTTTGGGAGGATTTGAGGCACCCGATAGCAATGCAATACAATGGTCGTTTTTGCCTAATTGGTCGGATGATTTGGCTATTATTGTACCGGAAGATTTTAACCCGCTAACAGACTTGAAAAATGCAGCAGGGTAAACAAACAATAGTGACGTTGGAAAATGAAACATTGAAAACGACACGAGATTTTGAAGTTAGCCACGCCGAAAGACTTTTAAAAATGCCAAATAACGGCGGTTGGAAATTACCGGAAAATAGTAAATTTGATTTTAGTTTAGAACATGGGCTTGGATATAAGAGAAATAAAAAAGCAGATAGCGGAGCCACGGAAAAAGACGGCGATTAGTAGGGCGGTTTACCACCAAAACCGCATACGATTTCATGCGGAAAAGGCGTTGACGCCATACATTACGCAACCCGTGACCGATTTTTTGGCTTATGTTTCAAACCTTATACCCGCAGACAAATTCAAAGTGTTCAAAACATTGTTCCGTTACCCCGTAAAGACAAACGAGGTAACGGGCGTTTGTTTTGATAAGTTGAGCCGCATTTTTGACGGTCGTAACCCGGCGTTCAATTATCAGTTTATGAACAGCGAACAAAGGGACGATTGGGAGTATTACAGACAACACGTATTGGAAGAACCCGAAATTTGGAGCACAAAGGGATGGGAATATTTCAAAACCGAAATTAACAGCGTATTAATTGTTGATTTGCCAAAAGAGCAATCCCCCGGCGATAATTACCCGCAACCGTACTTTTATTGGTTGCCAATAGAACACGTTATTTCATACAAGGCAGACAAAACAACGGGCGTTATGCGTTGGATAATATTCCGGCAGGACGACAACCGTATTGCCGTAATTGACGATGAACGATACCGGGTATTTACCGAGGAAAAAGGCAATATTGGCGAATTGCTGATTGATAGCCCGCACGATTTGGGATATTGCCCAGCACGTTTTTTTTGGAACGAACCATTGAGTTTGAGAGAACCGGACGTTAAGGCGTCCCCGTTAACAACCGAGTTGGAAAGTTTAGATTGGTTCCTTTTTTATCATTTATCAAAGAAAAATTTGGATATGTACGGGTCGTACCCGATTTATTCCGGATATGAACAAAGTTGCGATTTTACGAACGGCGAAAACGGCGATTATTGCGACGGCGGGTTTTTGAAAGATAAACAAGGCTATTATAAATTAGACCAAGCGGGTTTATTGATGCGTTGCCCGAAATGCGGAGATAAACGAATTGTCGGGGTTGGTTCATTCATTGAAATTCCGGTACCAGACGGCGACAAACAGCCGGATTTGCGCAACCCGGTTCAGATGTTGACCGTTGACCGTAATAGTTTGGATTATAACGTTAGCGAGGAAGAACGGTTGCGTACAAACATAATTACGGCGGTTGTTGGTACCAACGAGGAAATAACAACCCGTGAAGCATTAAATGAACAGCAAATTAAAGCCAATTTTGAAAGCCAAAGCACGGTATTAAACCGAGTAAAAAAAGGCTTTGAGGCGGCGCAAAAGTTCGTTGACGAAACCGTTTGCCGTTTGCGTTATGGAACAATGTTTATTTCGGCAAAAATCAATTATGGCACCGAGTTTTATTTGTCTGATGCAACCCAATTGCGAGAACGTTATAAGATGGCGAAAGAAAGCGGAGCAAGCGAGGGGGAATTGGATGCGCTACAAAATCAGATTATCGAAACGGAGTACAGACACGACCCAATACAAATGCAACGTATGTTAGTGTTGGCAGAATTGGAGCCGTACCGACATTTGACACGTCCGGAAGTATTAGAATTGTACGAAAAACAGCTAATTACCGAGGATGAATTGCGCATTAAATTGAATTTCGCTAATTTTGTGCGTAGGTTTGAACGTGAGAATACAAACGTTTTGGAATTTGGCAGCCAAATACCATTTTCCAAGAAAATTGAAGTAATAACAAAAAAAATTTATGATTATGCGAGTGAAAGCAGAAACAGAGGGTAAAACAAAGGACGTCGGATTGTTGGACGTTACCCCGGAAAATTTCATTGTTCCAAAAGGAGAAGAAAGTTTTTATCATTGTCGTATTGAGGTTGTAAAATTCAACCAAGAAACGGGCGAAAGAATTTCACGACCACGTATGCAGGTTTTCGGAAAAAAGTTCTTTGAAACATTCGGATTGCACAATTTGCGAAAAATGGGTTATAAAGTTGACATTATGCACGACCCGAACGTTTGGGAGGCAGCGAACAAAGAAAAGATTGAAGCCAGCAAACGAGCAAAGGCAGAAGCAGCAGCAAAGGCGGCAGCAGAAGCAAAGGCGGCAGAACGTGAACAAATGAAAGCCGAAATTATTGCAGAACTGACAGCCGCCGGAGTTATCCCAGCAGAACCAAAGAAAGCCGGACGAAAACCAAAAGCCGAAAAAACAGCAGAAGCAGAGGAAGCGGCAGGCGATAGCCCGGAAAACAACGAGAATGTTTAACCATTAAAAATTACGAATATGGCACTGATTGCACAGCAAGACAATTTGGTTATTGAAGTAGCCAAAACCGCCGCAACATTGGACGGCGACACAAAGAAAAAGTTGATTGAATGTATTGAGGGCGGAACAATTACCGACGTTATTTTGGTAACAAAAGAGGTTGAAAAGAAAATCAGCCATGCACGTGTTGTTAGTTGGTTGGTTGACACAACCGGGAATTCCCCAAAATACACAATTGATATTATTAACGCAAACAGCGGAGCAGTAAAAGCAATCGCACTTAATTAATTCAAAGGGTAAGAATATTATGTTAACGAGAGAAATTTTAGTTGCAAATGCGGCTTTGTCGGGATTGTCTGACGAACAGATTACAGCGATAACAGCATTATCGCAGAATGACGAAAACAGCGTTATTGCCAAGAAAACGGGCGAAATTTACGGGGCTTTGGATGCCGATATTTTGGCGGTTTCCGGTATCGCTAAAAATGGAACCGAAAAAACGTATGATTACGCAAAACGTGTAATGGGGGAAATGAAAACAAAAGCCGATGGCGCAACCGGCCTGCAATCGCAGATTGATTCTTTGACCAAGGAAAGAGCCCGTTTAGAAAAGGCAATTGCCGATGGTGCGGCAGATGCGGAAACCGTGAAAGCATTGAAGCAGGCAAAAGCAGATTTGCAGAACGTGACAACGCAGTTTACCGAGTTGACAACCAAGTATGAGGAAGAAAAGGCAAACCACGAAAAAGAATTGTTCGGAGTAAGAATTGACAACGCATTGCAGACAGCCGCCGCCGGGCTTAAATTCAAAGCAGGATTCCCGGAAAGCGTAACAAAGGTTATTTTGGCGCAGGCGAGCGAAAAAGTAAAAGGCATGAACCCGGAATATATAGACGACGGAAACGGCGGAAAGGTTTTGGCGTTCAAAGATGCAAGCGGCGCAATTATGCGCAATCCAAACAATCAGTTGAACCCATTCACGCCCGCCGAGTTGCTGACAAAAGAATTGGAAACGATGGGAGTATTGGAGCAGCAAAGACAACAGCCAGGAGGCGGCACAAAAACGCCCGCAGGCGGTGCCGGAGGCGGCGGAATTACATTGGACGTAAGCGGAGCCAAAACGCAATCAGAGGCGTACGAACTTATTACAAAACAATTGATGGCGCAAGGTAAAACGGTAGGTTCCAAAGAGTTTGACGAAGATATGAGAAAGGTTTGGCAGGAAAATAGTATTAACAAATTGCCGGAGAGATAACCGGGTAATGGGTAAACCCGCATTTAATAACAAATTAAAATAAAAAGACTATGAGTTTAATTGCAACAAGATTACAGAATTGGCGAGTAGAAAACCCGGAGTTAGACCGTAATATGACCCGCCCGTGCGAGTATGGCGCATTAGATTTTTTCATTGAACAGACCAACGCCGGAAATTCCATTTTGTCCCCGAAATTGCGTGAACGTGCGTTTGCCTCAATCGGAAATACGATACAAGTTCCGGTTATCAATTACGATGGCGACGTTACGGTTAGCAACGTTCGTACGTGTGTTATCCCGGACGATGAAAACACGTCCGCACTTTATACCGTGGTTTGGGCGACATATTCCGTCGGCTTTACAATGGTGCCAACGTTGTATATGAACAACGAAATTTCGTATGACCACGATTTCAACCGCAAAATGGAAAAGGTTTGCAGAGCGTTTGCAAATTCGTTAGACCAAGCAGCCGTTGCAGCGTTGGAGGCAGGAAAAACCAACGTATTGAAAGACAAGTTGAATTACGATTTCGCTGCAAACGTTATTAAGGTTCCAACGCAGATGGCAACCGAAATTATGGGCGATATTAACCCGATTATGCGTGCAAATTGTTATCCGGGTTTGGTTCACGTCGTAGGTAACGCCGGAATTGACAGCCTTATTAAAAAATTGGCACAGCACGGTATTTATAACGACGTAAACAAGCGTATGGAATACGAAAATAAAGTGTTCCATTATACAAACAACGTCGTAAATGAAGTTAGCAAAAACGGCACATTCTTTGCCGTAGAGGATGGTAACGTTGGCGTTTTAACACGTGTTGACCGTGAGGCGTTGAACCGCACCCGTGCGAATTTCCACGAATGGGACGTTGTACGTTTGCCGTACATTGATTTGCCCGTTGGTTCGCACTATTACACAGCAGTTGGCGACCAGTCACAGACAGCAGGCGCAGCGAGTGCCGATATGACGTGCAACGTGAAAGAATATTTTGGATTTAGTGCAGACGTTGCGTTTGTAATTGCTTACAACAGCAACCCAACAGCCGTTGCAAATCCGATTATCAAAGCGCAGATTGCAGCACGTACGGAAAATGTACCTTTGGGTATGCCTGTATATGTAACCAACGCCGGGGAATTTCCCGCCGGAGGTGCAGGCGCATAAGCCGGAAAACGGAACAATTATTTAACCGAGGGGACGGGGTGGTTATCCCCGCCCCCTTATTTATTGCAATCTTAATTCCTAATATGGGAAATAAATGGGCGTTTTTATGATAAGAATAAATGAAATATGCGAAGCGTTAAAAAATGTGTGCGGGTGGGAGCAATCATACGACCCGGCAAAGGCGATAGACGACAATTTAACGCAGACGGAAAGCGGGTTGTATTTTCAAGGTGCGCACCCGCTTTTGACGTTGGATAATATGGAGGCGATTATGCCGGATGATTGGGGAATACAATACCCCGTATGGGATGCGCTGACGCAATGGAAACAAAACAAGGTTGTGCAGTATGGTAATGATACAAACGGGAACAAATTGTTTTGGAAAGCGAAAGCGGATAACGTAGGAGAGGAACCAACGGAAGATTCTTTGTTTTGGAGCAAATACAACATTCTTTCGGACTTTTTGGAAAGAATGACACGCAACGGGATTGCAACCGCAATTCAGACATTTACCCAAATTAAGCAGTTGGATAAAGAAACACGCAATTTGTTAGAACGCAGAACGTTTTTTGATGGTGCCGGACGCATACGGGCAACCCTGCAAAATAATCATAAATTGGTTGGCTTTGAAATTGTCCCGGTTCGTGCAATGGGAGTGACGGCGAAAATTGAAAAGATAGGTTTGCAAATGACCGGGGGGACCGGGGTTGTTAGAATGTATTTGTTTCATTCGTCGCAGATAGACCCAATAAAGACTTTTGATTTGAATTTTACCGTTACAAATGGCGGTTTTCAGTGGTTCCCGTTAACTGATTGTTATTTGCCGTATATAAGCGACAAGAACAACGCCGGGGGGGCGTGGTTCCTTTGCTACAATCAAGACGAATTACCCGCCGGAATGGAAGCAATTAACGTATCAAAGGATTGGAGCCGGGAGCCGTGCGGAACGTGCAACATTGGTTCCGTTGAGGTTTGGCGAGAATTGACAAAGTATTTGCAAGTAACGCCGTTTATGTACCATGCGCCGGAAACGTTCGCAGAATATCCGGAATTATGGGACATTGCGCAAACCTTATACACAAGAACACAGAATTACGGGTTGAATTGCGAAATTACAATTGGATGCGATTTAACCGATTTTGTTATTTCTCAAAGGGCTATTTTCCAAACCGTGATACAACGGCAAGTTGCCGCAATTGCGTTGCGTACGTTAGCAATGAACCCCAACGTAAGGGTAAACCGCAATCAGTCAAACGCAAGCCGTACAGACATTTTGTATGAGTTGGACGGGAACACGGCCGGCGTTAGACCCGGCGGTTTAGGTTACGACCTTAAAAAGTCTTATGAGGCGTTGCAAATAGATACGCAAGGGTTAGACCGTATCTGTTTAGCCTGCAATAACCGTGGG